TTATAGGAGTGGTTAGTGCTATCTATGGTCTTAAAGGTGCTGATATTATGAGAAAGAAATGATTGACCACTCTAAATGTAAAACTTGTAAAAAAAAACTTTTACACAGATATGTAGTATTCGACAAATACAAGTATTGTCTAAAATGTTTCTATACATCTGGTAAATCATTACCAATATTTCATGGTGAAACTAAACGAAAACACAAACGTATCTCTACCAATTAGAAATCTGATTGCACTTGTTGCAGCAGTTGCTATAGGCGTATGGGCATACTTCGGTATAGTTGAGAGACTTAATAAGTTAGAAACTTCAGATACTCTTTTTCAAGCTGATCTTTTAAAAAAAGCTGAGCAAGAACCAAAGAATCTTGAAATGTATATGCTTATTGAACACCTTGCAGGTCAAATAGAATCTATTGAAAAAGAAATTGAAGCATCAAGATATAACAAAGTAAACATAGATCACCTTAAAGAACAGGTAGATATGTTACAAAAAAAATTAAATGGTAATCATCAATGATAGAAACTGTAATAGCACTCTTAATGATTGTAGATCATGAAATAAAAGAACATAGAATACAACCTAATATGTCAGAATGTTTACGTGGTAAAAGGGTAGCAAATAGAACTGCATCACCCTCTACTGAATATAGATGTATTATATCCAAAGCTGAAACAGAAATCTATATGGGTGAAAAATCTATTAAGAAACTTATATTAGATGATAAAAGCCAATAAAAAAAGAAACCCTATTGCTAAACAGCTTAGGCATTTTAAAAATAAAATTATTAAAAATAAAAGACATTACGATAGAAAGAAAGAGCAACAGATGTTGCACCATAGTCAAGCACTATAATCTCTCTCTATAATCATTTCTAGATAGTGAATAGCTTTTTCTATATCTTTCTTTTTACCTTTATTTTTATGACGACAAATGTATTTAATAGCATTGCCTTCGGCAAATGGTAAATTATTTTCATTTATAAAATATGCAGGTTGCACTTTCATTTTTGAATAATGATTACCATCTACTTGTTTATTAAGTGTATCATAAGTCATATCTTTAAACATATCTATATCAGTCATTAGAACTTCAATCTATAACGACCAGGACGATTCTCTCGTTCTGGTTTTTGTTTTTTATAATAGTTTCTACGTAATTGTTTTATATCACTCTTTATAGCTTTAGTCATTTTTAAATATGTGTAATCAGGATCTAAATCTGCTAATACACATATAGCTCTAAAATCTTGTGAATTGCTGGTAAGCCAAGCTATTGCTTGATCTCGATGATACTCATAATAACGATCATAACCTTTATATGCTGCATCATGCACTGCTTGGGTTATTACATTAAGAAACATTCTTTGTTCAGGACTTCTCATCTATGACTTCATAGGTCATTCGTTGCTCAGCAGGATCTGTTTCTTGCCAATTTAAAGTTTGTGGATCTATGGCTCGGACTATCTTTAATGCTTCCTGATCAGAGTCTGCTGAAATAATAATCTCAGCATACGCAGGTAAGACAACCCATCTTCTAAACTTATATATCATATATTATTTTTACGCCTACTGGCTTCAAGAGTTCTAAATAAATCTATAATAAGAGCTTCTTTATCTCTCTTATTATCTAATGTATTAGATTTAACTTCTGCATCAAATAATTCATCTACTGCTGCTTTGTATATATCACTAGCATAATATGTTTGTTCTTTTGCAGATATACTTTTATCTTCCTTATTACCAGTTATATGTAATGCTTTTTTACGTTTTAGTAATCTATCTAAATACTTAACATTAGCATTAGCACTTGCAGATTCTTCATCTGTATCTGCTAGGTATTTTAAGGATTCTTCTAATCGCTTCTCTGTAATCACTTTTATCCTCCTTTAAATATAATTTATATAATTTTAAAACCAAATCATCCCTATTATAAGTGTTTATACCCATTATTTCTAGTTCTAATTTGAACAAATGCATCCGAAAAAATCTCCTGTTCCATCATTCATCACGTGTCGATTTATTTCATCATAATATGTTGTTAAGTGTAGTCTTAGTATATCACATAGATCAAAGCAACTGACCTCAGTAAAGAGTTCAATTCCTTCTATCATTTGTTTTGTGATTGGTACTAGACTATACACTCCATCATTTAGAAGTATTAAGTCCATAAGATCTTTCTGTTACTGGGCAGGTGATGTATTTATAAAGCTCAGGGAGCTTCCTACCCAGCAACGATCATTAACTCTAGAGGGAGATAAATGATTCTGTTAAAATGGAGCCTCGTCTCCATCATATTGAGCATTTAATATTTTACGCACATAGCCATCAATCTTGTCAAAGTCTACATCATTTCCAGATTGTATAGCAGCAGATAATAAATTACTCATAGTTAATCTATATTTTTCTTTCCATTGTGCAGCAGGATCTTTACCTGTAGCACTTGGTGTTGCACCATTTGGTACAGCAACTTCACCACTTAACAACTCAATCATACTTGCAGTTTGATACTGCTTACCTGATTTACTTGTTCTTACTGGTTGAGCTGCAATCTTCAATCTAGCACCTTTCTGCCATCTTTGAGTACCAATAGCTTCACCATAGATAGTCATGTCTGTACCATCGTCTTTAGTAACGTAGACAGTTACACCACCATCATCTTTCTCGAATGCTTTACGAAACGAACATTCGAATGTTTCATTTTCCATATGAACCTTCCTGTTTATTTTATTTAGTATTTTACCAAATCTTTGCATAAGTATTTATAGATTATTTTAATACTTTCGTCCAGATTTCTTTAGCAAATTCTTCAGATCCAGGACTACCCTTCCATCTGAAGTTGTCGCATATCAATGGAAATATGCGTACAACGTCATCTTTAGTTTTACATATTTCTAGTATATGTTCGATATGCTTCATTGCATTGATAATATCACCTAGATCTGTACGATCTACCATATCTGCAACATAGACATCTTTGGGAGAACAATATAATAACATTGTAGGCTTACCAAATATATCTCTGTATAGACATTGTTGACGTACATCAGCAGGTTTTGGATACCATTTTGGGTCTACATGACCTGCTTTTAATCGTCTAATATATGCTGTAGCTTTAGTATCTACAATACATTCATCAAACTCGAAGTCAGTTTTAGCTATTACATCATATTTTAGACCATATTTTTCACCAGATATTTGCTTCTCATTCTGGAACGTTTTAACCTCACCAAACTCTTTTAAGTTTTCAACAAACTTATTAGCAATGATACCTGACCATTCATATTCTGAATCAGAATGTTCTGTTGGTAATAAATCAGTTACTTCATCTTTGCTTTCTTCAATATATTTCTTTTTAGCAAAGTTTGTGATAGTATCTTGATCATTGATTTGGTTTGATAATGCTTGATGTGCAGCATCTTCAGCTGCCAATCCCATTACCATTCTTGCATTAGGTTCTGACTCAAAATCAAATAACTCATTGATAATCCAAAATGGTGGACTATCAATAAACGTATTAGTCTTGGAGGCAGAATGTCTATATTTAATTTTCATAATTATCTCCTCATGGTTATTAATATTCAAAAATATATAAGTGCTACCTATAACATACCAATAGATATGTTAAAAGGTAAATCAGCAATAACTGACAAAGAACATTATAATTTATATAACTTATCTATTATATTGTCCTGGCTATTGCACCCTACGAAAGCGTATGGGTGTAAAAGCCTGATAGCTCGTCATCATTGTTGTAATAAAAATCGTGTATTTAGATTATACAAATTGTATAATACTAATGATAAATTTAGATCTTTTGTTGATAAAGCAAAAGATAACTATACAAATACATATGCGTAAAATAGAAAAACCTGAACTTATTTCTACTATCAGAGACAAGAAAAAAGTTTGGTTAAACATTAGAGAATCTCGTCTAATGTATATGTTTCATCGTAAACTCATATCTATGGAAGAATATGAGGCAGGTTCTAGATATAGATTAATGTGTGAACTTATGGGTGGCAGTACCGGAAACTACTTAAAAGACAGAGTAGATGGTTCCAGTACTGACTTTATTACATCATCTCTTGGAGCTGCATGTGCAGTCAGAGATTGTGATAATGAAATTGGTCCAACTATGGCTGAATGTATGAAGTTATTTTGTTGGTTTAATTATGGCATAATTGAGATAGCTCACATTCTTGGATTGACAGAACGTAAAGCATCAAATAGAACACATGAAGGTTTATCTAGATTGGCAATATATTATGGGTACAAAAAAGTGCATAACACTATCAAAGGACAAGGAACTCAAAATAAAAGACAAAAAATACCTCAAATGGGTAGCAAGTAATCCATGTATAATATGTCAACAAAATGGCTGTAATGCACATCATATACAATTTGCACAACATAGAGGCATAGGACAAAAAGTAGGTGATCAATTTACAATACCACTTTGTGTTAAACATCATCATCAATTACACAACTGTGGTATGTCAGAAAGACAATTTTGGGATAAAATAGATATTGATCCTATTCCAATATGTAGTATTTTCTATGATCATTACCACGAAATGTGGAAAAACAAGGACTTTTTTTATGATGATTCTATGCTTTGGGTTAATGTTTATAATAAACTTGTACCTAAGATTAAAAAAAACATTGATTTTCTACTGCAACCCAAATAGTTATTTAAGTTATCCTCGCCAGAGGTACGTGTAAATATGACTAAAATAATAAAATTTCCAAAGCGAACGAAAGCTTACTCTGATAAATTTCTCAGGAACGTAAAACCTGATGCTATAGGTGATTTTATTAAACAACAAAACCCTCAACTTACACTAAAAGCTGCTGACGCAATGGCACTTGCCATTATTTATAGCACATACTTACAATTAGTTTTTGAAGAAGAAGGCGAAGCACTCGTACCTTTTGATGAAATAGAACAATATATATGGGCAGCTAATGACAAAAAGACGTTACACTAAAAAAAAAAAATCAGTTAGAGACAAAGACTCTAATGACATACCCTATACCAAAGTTAGAGTTGAATGGGTTGATTGTGTAAGTGATAGTGCTTGGGCATCTGATAAAGAATTTAAAAATATGAAACTGGCTACACCAGTTAATGAAGGTTGGATCTTCTCTAAAGATCGTAAGTCAATAAAATTATTTGCAAGTTACGATAAAGAAGATGATGGTACAATAACCTTTGGTGATCGTACTATGATACCTAAATCTTGGATAGTAAAAATTACTGAAATTTAGCCACCCACCAAGTCTCCCTGATGGGTGTATCTTATACTTACAGGCTTCGGATGTACGTACATTATAACCTCCCTGTATAGACGCAGATTTGGTTACTGCTTATAAGAATTTTATTAAGTACCTTTTTGCATATACTGTTGTATAACAGCTTCTGCACCTTCATCATGTGAAGGATAATTAATACTCTCTAATCTTTCTTTAGATTTTTTAAGTTCTGCTTTACAATGATCTTTAGCAGCTTCTAATACTTTAACTAACTCAGGATAGTTTCCATAAAATATCCCATAGATAGATAAATCATTTATTGCCGCTGTCACTCTGTTCAGACCTTTTATTCTTTTTTCGATCCTTAGAACTTCTGAATCCATCTTCTTGCTCCATTTCTTTGATCTTACGTTTTAGTTTATCAATCTCTAATTGCTTACTAGCAACTAAAGCTCTCCATTGTCCATCATTTGCCATTAGCTTCTCCTGCATTTTCTATAAATATCTTACATCTTTCTATTTCTGCACGATATTCTTTTGCCCATTCTTGCAATATCAAAGAATGTTTGTCAAATAAAAATCCACAAGATATGGCATTATCTATTACAGACAATGACTCCATAGCATCACTCATAGCATCTTCTGCTTTACGTATTTCGTGTGCTCTTGCTTTATTTTCTGTTTGCAAACCACCAATATCATGTTTAGTTTGATCAGTCATTTAGTTCTCCTCTAGCTTTGTTAAGTTTATCATTAGCTGCTTTATCTACTGCATCTTTTAATGTATTGTATCTAAGCTCAGCTAATTGAGTTTCTTCTCTTGCCAGATCTAAATCTTTACGTAGTTGAAGTATGTCATCACATTTAAGTTTTAACTTTACTCTTAACTCAGCAACTAGATCATGACAATCTTTCAGAACCTCGCTTAAATTACGAGGCTCTGGATTTTTTATTTTTTCACGCAGCTTCATCTTTCACCTTTTCTATGATAGCAACATTACCTGCAACAAAATCACCTGGAATACAAGTTCTTCCAGTTCTTTCTTGCCAAGCATACCATGCTTTAGTTGCTCTATCATTTTTTACAAAAGGATTTTTGAGTTTACTTTCTTCATCACAATAAATATCAAAAGTCCTATTAGATATAGTCTTATCATATCCATGTAAAATTTCAATCGTATCACAACCTATTAGTGGATACATATCTTGAAATGAAGGTTTTTTAGTAAATTCAAACGTTTCATTGCTTGTCGTTGGTAAGCCATTTTCCATCATAGCTTTCCATATATGTAGTTTATACATCTATCCTCCTATCTGTTTTTTTTACCAAATAGAACTTTACCATCTGAATGGATCTGTTCTATTACACCTTTTTGTACCATTAAACCTAATACATATCTAACAGCACTATCAGTTGTTTTACCAACTCTAGCTTCTACTTTTTGAACCATTTCTTTTACATCAAATGCATGGTTATCCATACCATTTGATATATCAATTAATGTTCTTTCAAGAGCTACAGTTGCTTCTCTTGGTTTAGGTAATTGTACAATACGTGCACTTAAATCACGTCTCATACTTTTTTCCATAAGCTGCTGCAATTCTGTTTGATTGATCAACTTATGTTTAAACAAAACAGCTAGTGCTTTGTGTACGTCTTTTGGTATTTTAATCATCATCGTTCTCCATTTGTTCGATTGTTATATTATAGTTTTTACCATCAATAACTGCATCAAAATCAGCTTGATGACCATCTACCATCATTTGACCATGACCTGTTATTGAGGCATTTAAGTTTTTAATGAGCATCTGTTCGATAGCTAACATTAATTCATTTGTATCACTTTGTTTACTCATGAGGTTGTACTCCACATTGTAAAAATATTTTCCATTCTTTTCTATTTGGAAAATTACATATATCAAATTTCATCATAGCTTGATCCCAACCATCTGCATTTGTAAATAGTTGAATATCATATCTTTCATTATGAAACATATATGTAGAGTTTCTTTGTTCATCATCTCCATGATATTTTACTTTTTTCTTTGGCATATAACTCCTATGATAAGTATTTCTTAATTTGTTTACTGACAAGCTCTGCAAATCTAAACCACTCTTTGATTAGATTTCTTCGAGAAGTTTTTCTCTCTTTAATTACCTGTGCAACAGCTTTGTCAGATGCTTTGTTTAATATTTTTTCTTGTTCATCTAATCTCATTGCAACCACCCTATGTTGTCAAACCAACCTGAATGTGTAGCATGAATTAGACCAAGAACAACCAATGTTGCAATTTGAATCATAGCCAAAAACTTTACACTTTTTACAACGTCTTTGATTCTATCATCATGATTCAATATTACTTTACTTTGTGATTTACTTAAATCAGACATTTTATCAATATGTTGTGCAATCAAAGTATTCACTTTGTCTTGTTTACCTTCTTCCATAACAACCTTTCTGTTAGGCATTGCCCAACCATTCGAGATTGGGCAATAGCCAATAGTTTATTTCTTATTAGTAATAGCAAAAGCAGGATTGAATACATCTTGTGGTATTTCAAAATTAATCTTTTGACTAGCACCTTCTTCAGCTATTCTCATTACTGCTACGTTAAGAGGTAGTCCTGAGTTAAGAATATGTTTAGCTCTTTTCTTAGATATTTCTAAGAGCTGTAATGCTTTACCTTTTGGTCCAGCATAATATGCTTTCTCAGTTTCTTCTCTACATAGTTTCTTGATTAGAGCTTCATGATCTTTTGGATCACTGATAAGTTTTCTAGATATATCAGTTGTCCACTTTCTCTCTTTGTTCCATTTCAATAACTGCTCGTACATCTGATCAACAGCTTTATCTAGCTTGTTTTTCTTCTCTTGTTCGATCATGTTTTTGTTAGTAACAAATTGATGATACTCTTGATGTTTAGTTTTTATCTCATCCATCAGTGTATCAAGCTTCAATCTAGCCTGAAACTTTGGATAGTTTGTTTCAGAGATCTCATCAATCTCATCTATCATTTCAGATTTCAGACTAGACTTTCTTGCTTCATACTCTGAATCAGTATTGTAATCCCAATACGCATATTCTTCTTTACGTATTGGTCTCATAACTTTATCAGTCATTAAGCAACCTTTCCTGTTTGTTCGTTAGACTTAGACATACTTTCTAATATTTCAGCAGTCTCAGTAGCATTCTTCTCTCTTACTTTATCTAGTGCTTCTTTAGTAGCAATAAACACAGTAGTAATTGCAGAAGTTTGCGTGTAACTAGGTAACTTAGAATGTCTTGGATCTTTCATTACCATAGCTGCACATTGAAAGTATAGCTCACACATATATCTAGCCATACCCATTTTCTTCTCAACTCTTTCAGCAACTGGTAGTTTCTTTGTTTCTTCCATCGTTATCCTCCTTTCTTTTGATTTCAAATGGCATCTCTAATCTTTCAGGTGTATTCTTTTCAATACACTTGTATAGACCAATGCACACTCTAATTGGTAATGTAAAACCTTTGATCATTACATCACCGATTTTTTCTATACGTTTCATATTCTTCCTTTCGTTTACGTAAACGTAGATATTTACTACGTATCTGACGATATTCATCATCAAATTCTTTCGTTCCTGGAATTGGATCGACATCGGCAGTGAGCCAATTCCAACCTTTTCTCACTACGAGACCAGTGACGCTATAAGCAACAACTCTAATAATATTAATAATTCCATTCATTAGTTCCTTTCATTGTAGTATCTACTAGCTGCATTTACATCTATTGCATAGAACTTCTTATGTATTCGATTAACAGCACTATCGATACCTGCTTTCTGATGTCTTGGTTTGTTTTGCTCCCACTCATTTAGTGTAGCAACTGGATCAGCTAACATAATTATAGCTGGATCCCAATCGAATGTTTTACAGATTTTTAATAATTGTTCTGCCATCAATCTGTTTTCACATCTTTCAATCTTTTGATATTGTTGAAATGTAACTTCAAGTACATCAGCAATATTACTTTGAGATTTACCATTCCATACTCTGTGTAATAACAACTGTTTAGCTAGTTGTTTTGCTTCAGGTAATCGGTTGAATTTTTTTCTTCTACCCATTACTCCTCCTTTCCATATAGTTTATTATAAACAAGCAGCTCCCTCTTAGATGAGCTGGTTGGTTTAGTTATCACTCTTATCGATGGTCTACCTTCTCGATATACTTTGACTAAGGTTATCCATCCTTTCTTTGGATATATTATCTGTAAATATACAGGCTTTATCCAATATTGTTTCCACCAGGAAATGTTCTCTCTACGAAGTGATCCACTAAAATCTTGCCTATATATTAGCTTTACTGCTCTTGCTAGATTTATTGGTCTTTCTTTGAACTTTCCTTTTAGTATTACTCGGTACACTCTTGACCTCCTTGCAATCTGTAAAGATTGATAACCATTTCATATGAGCAGTATACTCTGTATCTGTCATACTTTTAATCTTTGATTTCATTATAACCTCTCTTGGTATATTCTTCTTACATGCCATGAACTTAAAGTTGCACCTGCATTATATTGTGGACCAAGTTTAACTTCTAATTTTTTTTCTACCCATCTTTCGTTTTTCCATCTAGAACCTGAAGTATATTCAGATTGAGGCATATATACTATATGTTCTCTTTTTACTCTTTCATCACTATCATTATAATAATGTATTACTTCACATATAAATTTTCTAAGCATACTCTTACCTTTCTATTTATTAAAAAAAACCAGCACCATGATGCCTATGATGCTGGTAATAATTGGAACTGCAATCAGACAAACCAACTCTACATAGCCTCGTAGGTCGTTACCCTGAGAGTGTTCTCATATATATCTCACACGTCTATGGATTTAATACCCCAGTCAAAGACTGAGTGAGTCAACGCTTCGAATCGCCAACAACTGCCATAGAATACACTACGTTTTTTGGTTAAGTGTATTAATATCCATACACTTTCGTAATGCATACAACCTATGATATCGTGCTTTCCTTAAAGGTTTTGTAACCCCAGTATGTCCAACACCTTACCAGTGACGTAAGGATTTTTCGATACCTCTGATTTACCTTATCACCCTAACCAAATGATTCTTCAGTCAACGTGAGAGATATATATTAATTTACCAGGCAACGCCTAGCCAAAGGCGACTAGGCGTTAGCCAATTATCTATATTTTAAAATGGTCAATAAGTCTTTGAACTTGACCTGCAAGAATATCTAATTTCTTAGATTCTTCTTGTTCTTTTCTGTACTGAGCCAAAGGCTTGTATTTATCTGGATTAGCTTTTACATAAGCAACCCTTTCAGCCTGTGTCTTAGACTCAGTATATGGTACAAACGCCATACTTTGTTGTTTATCTGACATTTTATCTCCTTTCGATAAAGGTTATTTTCGCTGGGAATAATAACCTTTAGATTGTTTTGATAGTTCTATATCCCTTAGGAATCGTATACCTGATACAATGCATATAGCTAAACCTATCCATACGCTGTAATGTATCATCAATACAACTCCTAAGTTTAATAGTACAAAAGATAATAACATACTAAATAATATCATTACTTAGCCATCTTATCTTGGAAGTTTTTTAGGAGAGAGTATCCCATATAACCACCTGTTAGTTGACCTATGATTGTAATAGTCAACCATATAGCCAATAGAGTTAATACATACGTTTCTAACATATCTTATCCTTTCTGTGCTGATTGTAGCACTTATTTGTATGTCTATTGAATTACTGACAATCAAGTTATCTAGCAATATCAACAGGATTAATCATGTTCGGCAATCAACTTATCAACAGACCAGCTGGAGTAAGAGATTACCAAACATATATAACAACGATTTATTGTTGCTACTAGCAACAGCAATAAATCGGCAAACAAACAAAAGACAATCGCAACAGCGATTGACAGCTACGAGCAGCCGAAGGCTGCGAGTGGGGTTTTGAAACTACCCCTGCAACATCGACAGCAATGTCGATAGTGCATATAGGGGGGTTTTATACAGCTAACAACTTAGGAGGACACATGGCAATACCTTTTGCAGCTGGAGGAGCAGCAATGAAAATGTTAAGAATGCTCTACAAAGCTAAAAAAAAGACAGGTAAAGGTTTTACAATGGCTGCTGACAAAGCAGGTAAGGCAGGTTTTACCAAAACTAGCCAAGTTATATCAGGAACAGTAAAAAAAACACATAGTGGTACTATGAAAGCTAAGAAGTTAGCTAAAAAATACCCTAAAAGTGCTGCTGCTATAACTGGAGCTATCGGTTACGACATATTTGATGACGACTAATGGCTAAAAAACACAATTTTTTGAATAAAGTCGCTCATGAAAGCGATGCAAAGTTCAAAAAAACGTCAATTAGCACCAATAAAAGTCGAATCAAATGGTCATCAATGAACAAACACAAAAAGAGGATGCATAAAAAGTGAAAACTAATTATTTACAGTTCCCAGTCATACGTGAACTATCAGCTAAGACTTTAAAGAAGTCATTTAAGAAGCGTGATAAGTTTATAAAAGACTTGAAAGATCCTAAATTTAGAGCTAAAGCTAAAATTAAGGACTACAAAGGAGTGTTATAATGGCATCACCAAAACCAAAGAACCCAGCGTTGTACGCTAGGGTCAAAGCCGAAGCCAAACGTAAATTTAAGGTATATCCTAGTGCATATGCGAACGCATGGTTAGTGCGAACGTATAAAAAGCGTGGTGGAAAATACTAATGGCTTACAGGGGTGGTCTACGTAAGTGGTTCGCTGAAGATTGGCGAGACGTAAAGACTGGTAAAAAGTGTGGACGTTCAGGTAAGAAAGACAAAGGTAGACCATATCCTGCTTGTAGACC